AAGTTAAGTTCGTGTTCTTTTCTTTCCCAAGTTCTAACTGATGACATAAGTAGTAAAGGGCGGAAATGTGTTTCCACCCAATAAATTTAATAGCATTATATGGTAAATAGCGGGAGAACCGCATACGTATTGCAAGCGTTGAGGTTGGTGACACCGCCGCTGCTGGTAACACGCCACGCACTATACGAGTAGTTGCGGTAAGGAGAGCGAAGCCAAGTGGTTTGCTTGGAGGTAAGGTTGGAAACCTTAACCACTGTTCTATTTGCGTTAGCACTGTTGCTAATTTGTCCGCCATTAAGATATTTCCAATAATCAAACACTGTGCCTTCGTTGTTGTTAACACTACCTGCAATTTCTGTGCCACTTGGAACTACGAATTGAGCATAGACCTTATTGTTTGGTAAGGTTGCATTATCAATTTCATAGACACCATAAGCGACATCTTGTTCGATTAGTGCTAAATCGGTTGATTTTAACCAATCTTTGAAACCTTTTTTACCTTCAAACCACGAACCACTAATAGTATCGCCTAAATGGTCGGCAACAAACCAATCATCTCCGCTTGCATTTAACCACTTAAACAAGTTTGATTTATGGAAAATATTGCAACCATAACGAATTAAGTTAGCAGTTGATTTATTACCACTACCATATTGAGTGTTAGACCAAGCGTGTTTGAATACATAAACATTATTGGTTGATTTATATGTATCAATATCATCGCCATTTTGATAGTCAGTTCCAGCGGTTAATGGAGTAAATGTTTTATCGCCAATGCCTGTGCTTGTTGCGGTATAGTAATAAGTTCCTTCTTGGAAAGTTTCGCCACTTGCACATTCGACTTGTTCTCTTTGGTCAAAAGGAACGCTATCTGGTAAAGCATAAGCGAACTCAACTCTCGCACCTACGAATGTTTGTTCAACACCTTCAACTAATTTTGTATAGTTATCGACTTCTAAAATGTATAAAGGCATTGTGTATTCAGTGTTATTCGCAGGGTTTTTAATTACAATATCAACACTAAATTGGTTTGTTTCGCTTCTTACAAGTGCTAATCGTTTTGTTGCAATGTCAATGCCCTGTAAGGCAAGGAATTGTTTGACACCACTTAATGATGTAATATGTTCAGTTGAACTATAACGATATGTGAGTGTCGTTTCGTTTGTTAATGTGCCTTCGCTTGAACCACTAACGATTTCTGGTGCAAAGTAAGTAATTCCGCTAATCGTAAGACTATCGGTAAGTATTTTGACTTTGTATGTTTGATTAAGTGGAAGTGCAAAAGTCAATGTTGTTCCGTTATAAGTTCCTGTTGCGATAACTTGATCTTGTGCGTCCTTAACTTGAACACTAATTCCCGATAATGTTGTGCTATCGCCCACAGGTGCTAAACAATCGATTTTAAGATTTACAAAATTAACTTTTTTGTCTAATAATTGAGAAATATTGATTTGTTGCCAATGACTTGGATCAAATGTTTCGGCAGTAATGTCTTGCTTTGCTTGGTATAATTTTCCATCTTCAATTACTAAATCACCAGCACTATAATTTGAATTTTCGTTATATCCATCAGTAATAAATGTTTTAAGATAGTCAATAATTTTAGTTTCTGTTTCAGTTTTGGTATAGTAATTGCTTAAATTAATTTCAATATTGCCTTCACCTAAAATGCTTTGTCCGTTAATGGTTTTAATATTTTTACCACTAACTAATAAATCTTGTTTTTCATCTAACAAATCATCTGTTTCGCTTTTAGTATAAGCATCAGCCGTTCCACCATATTTTTTAATAAGTGCTTTAACTTCTTCTACGGTAATTGTATTAACAACACTTTTTTCGCCAGCACTTCGTTCAAAACCACCTAATCTTTCAGTTTGAACTACATACTCGCCTTTTGGTTGTTCTTCACTAACTCTTAAAGCTCTTTTTGTATCATTAACAACTGCTTTAATATTAGTTTGATTAACATTAGTGTTTTCTTCACTTTTGCTAATTTCTTTTGCTTCAGTTCCAACACTAACACTGCCAACGCCACTTTCGCCTTTAACAGTTTCAGTCGTGGATTCACTCACCTTATCTAAAACTCTTGCTTCGGTGCTAACTTGTGCTTGACCTTGTTCTTGTCCTTGATAGACATTGTTATCGTTATTATTTGGTTGCGAACCTAAAACTTGTGGATTAGTGCCAACATTTGCTTCACTTGTTCCACCACTAACATAAGTAGTTTCGTTTGATGATTCACTACCAACATTTAATTGTCTTGGTTCGTTTGCCATGTTTCGTTCCTCACTTTCTATTATGAATTAGAACTATAAGTGCATTTTTCGTATTCGTATAAAGCATTTGCTGGATCAAGGAAGATTTTATAACTTGAACCGGCTGCTAATGTATTATTACTACCAAATGTAATGGTGCTTGCTACAACAAAAATTCCATCATTAGTATAGAATACATCTGTTAATCTTATTGCTGTTGTGCTACTAACCTTTAACCAACCTTTATTGATAATGCGATTTAATGTTAATGTTAGTTTGCTAATATCACTTTCGCTTAAATCTTCCATATCACCATTTGGTAATAAACCAGCATTGACTACCAAGTGTTGTGTGTCAATATCACTTGTTAATGGAAACTCACTAACACTTAATGATTTGTTTTGTAAAACTGTTTTAAGAGAACCATTAACTAATGAAGATTCAATACCTTGTTCAATCTTTTCTGGTAATTCTTGTTCAAGTCTTTCAATATCGGCATCTTGTCTGTTATCGTTTTTCTTATCAAGCTCTTTGACTTCATTAACAGTTACAGTATTTGTAATGCTGCCTTTTGGTTCTTGATTTTCGATTGCTTTTTGCGAAGATTCACCTTTAACGAGTTCGGTGTTTTCGCCTGTAAGTTTGTAATTAAGTTCTTTTTCCATAGTTAGTTAAATTCCTTTCTTAATAACCACGAGGTGCTAAACGAATATAGTAATCGTTATAATATTTATCATCAAGAACATCCAGTAAACTATGAATTTCTTTGTGTTCTTCCTCTGTCCATTTTCTTCTGCCACCAGCAAATTGGGCATTTTCCCAACCTTGAATAAATCCCTCAATGGTTTCATCAATTTTTTCACTCTTTAATTGTTCATCTGTAAATCCATATTTTTCTTTAAGAGTTTTATAAGATTCATCAAATTGTTTGTTAATTTTCTGTGTGTATTCTTTTGAAGTGCCTTTTGGATAACCAATTTTATCTTGGATTCTTTCTTTAATAAGAGGCAAAGTTTCTTCACTGTAAAAACCATTCCAATCTTTCTTAAATTCTTCTACAATTTGGTCGGCACTAATGTTTGCTTGTTCGCCTTGTCTTTTTACTCTATCAAAATAATCACTAACATAATCATCTACGATTTGTTTATTTGTTGGACTTTCAAAAAATTCATCATAGGTGATAGATTTTGGTGAATCCTTTGCTTTGGTTTCACTATCAAATCCTGTATCTTCATCGATAACCTTATACATTAAACTTGATTCATTGAGTTCATTTGAAGAACGAGCTTTAATTTTTTCTAAAACCCTTTCTTTTGGAACACCTAAAATTCCACCAACCATTTCGGCATATTCGCCAACGGTTGTTTTATCGGTAACTGCCCATTCGTGATCTGCGAGTTCAACTTCGATATCTTCATCGCTTACTTCTTCAACAAAGGAGTTTTTCTTCTCTTTACTACGGAGAATTCCCATAATTTCTTCGCCTGTTCCAGAAGCAATTTTGTCTTGTTCTTCATCGGTAAAACTAACTAATTCGCCAATTCTATCCATAGCATTATTTGAGATATCAATAGCGGCATCATCGCCATCGTATTCCATTGCCTTTTCTACGATATCGTTAAGTTTTTTAACATCGTTTTCATCACTAAAATTAGGAATGCCATAAGACCTTTGGTAATCTTCATCAAAAATTTGACTATAATCATGTTTTTGTGGTGCGTTAAATTCTTTTTCTTCTTCTTTTAACGATTCTCTTTCTTTTGGATCATTAAAATCTTGCTCTTTTATAGCACCCACAAGTTTTCTTTCTGGTGTGTCTTTTCCAAATTCTTCATCTAATGTATCATCATCAGCACTTTTAATTACTTTCTCAAAAGTTAATTTCTCTTTCTCTTTTTGTTTATTACGCCATTTATCATCTTCGGCATCTATTGATTTTTCAAGTGAAGTAAAAGCTCTATCTACTTCTTCATCACTATAACTATCAACAGGATAACCTTCTTTAGCTAAAAATTTTCTCATTTTATCATAAGTTTGTTTCTTTCCTTCATGTGAAACGCCATCACCATCGGCATCTTTAACAACTTGTCCATTAGCACCGGTTAATGCTGGTTCATATTCACCATTAGCTTCGTTATAGTTTTGCATTCCACCAAGGAAGTTTAATTTTTTAGGCATAATTTTAATCTCCGTTTCGTAATTTCATTTATAGTTTATTATAAACAATTTATTTTTACAATTTATATGTTAATTCTAAATTCTTGAACAGCAAACCCAAAATGTTCGCATTCTTGCTTATATAACTTAATAATAACATTTGCTTTATTGTGATTTTTTAGTGCTTCAAGTTTATTTCCTTGAACTAACGCTAACCTTTCATTAGTTTTGTAATATCTAATTCTTCGTTCCATAGCACGCAAATAATCATTAACTTTACGCATTTTTTCAATATCAACGTGTTCGTATTGTTTTGGTGCAGATGATCCAGGTGTATAACTTTTCAAATAATGCCTACAATTAAACCCACAGATAATGTTGTTATTATAACCATATTTGTCCTTTTGTGCCATTATGTCGGTAAGTGAATAAACCCAATTGCCATCTACTTTTTCAACTCTAAAACCACTCATTGTTGCGTGTTTACTAATACTAACTAATTTACCTTGCCATTTTTCGCATCGTTTAGAACAGTCTGGGTGAGAAGAAATCCAGAATAAGTCATTACCACTTTTTCTACATTCTTCTAACATTTCCATTTGATGCGAATATCTGACATCTAACTCTGCTTTTTGCCATAAAGAAATGCCTTTTCTACCTGGTTCACTTGTAATAATTGTTTCTTTAGCAAAGTTTCCAATGTATTCATCAAGTTTTTTAGGATAACCTTGAACTCTAACACTTGCTTTTGCTTGTTCCCACATACGATATTTGATTTTATTTGATTTAATGTAGGTTGATAACTCTTGTGGAGTGCTTATTTTAGGCATTTTTACACCTATTCTTGCTTGATTTGATACAACGATAGATAAAATAGCACTAAACGAAACTAATGCCTTTGTATAATACTCTTTTACAAACTTGTTAGTTTTTGCTTTTAACCCATTTATGTAAGCATCTCGGTTAGGCAAGTCTTTCGGTATCTTTTTTTCAATTTCTTTTATGTAATTATCTAAAACTTTAATTAGTTCACACTTTGGTCTTAATGTCCAAAAATATTTTGTGATAATTTCTTTAATTTTTAGTTCAGCATGAGAAAAAATCGGCAAGTATTGACTTTGATAAGTGCCATCTAATGCCGATATATATTTAATTTCTTCTTTCGTTAATTTTTTCATTGATTAGTTTGTAGGAAAAGTAGTTCCTTCAATGTCTTTTGGTGGATTCGATTCTTCATTATTATCAAAATTACCATCACCCCAATTAAATTCGTTTTGTTGTTCTTGTTTCTTTTCTTTTTGGACTACTTTTGCCTTTTCAATTTTATCTTGTATTGCTTCTTCATCTAAATCTGGGTAAATAGTTCTAATAGCATCTTCAATATCAATTAAACCAGCATCAAGTTCTCTACTTACTCTATCAATTAAACGGTCTTTGTTAAGTAAAGACGGAGAAGCAAAATCAACTTTAATGTTTTGTGGAATTCCATAGAAATTTAATGTTTCTTCCAATAATTTATTCAAAGCATTTTTGAAGTATGCTCTTGTATGGTAAATAAACGCAATACTTAAATCATCTTCACTATCAACTTGTGTTGCTGTTTGTTGTTGTCCGCCACCAGCAAGGAATGAAGCTAAAATCTTTGGACTCATTCCCCACTTAACAGCAATAGACTTTAAGGCATTTTCTTTAACTGTTTGCCATTGTTCTGCTCTAATTTCAAATTGTTGGACTACAACACCTTGTTTTTGTGGATCAACTCCCGGGATTTGTTCGTATTTTGTATCACCAAACCCACGCATTACATCACTACCACCAGCTTTAATACCTGTTAAATCAGTTAAATTTAAGCTCTTTGGCAAATAGACTGTGCCTTTACCTAAATACATATCACGAATTAAATAACTTGCGGCAACTTCATATGTAATTAAATCATCTTGAATACCAACTATCATTGATTCACCAAAGTTTGTAGCATTTGGAACTGCTAAATCAATTTCACCATTAAGTAAGGCAACAACACCTAAATCTCTAAATGGCAACTTCTCTGGATTATCAATTCTAATTGTTGAGTAGTTAGATGTAATGAGTTTTCTAATATCGTAAGGAATTTGATCCCAAGGAATAGAACCTGTTTTCGTAAATGAAGGCATTGTGTTATTCATTGTTGAACCAAATACACGATGAACTTTATATTCTACCATTGGCACTTTTTCACCTACTTTATGTATTAGCTTCATTGTGCCATCTGGTTGCTTTTCAACTAACGCAAAATATTTATCTTTCTTTGTAATTGTGTGATAGAAACGATGTTCAACTAAAAAGAATTGTGATGTTTGTTTTCCTTTTCTTGTATCGGTATAACCACGAATTAAAAAAGTTGCTTCTTGAATTTCGTTTTTGAAGTCTGCTAAATAGAAACAATTATCTAATCTAACACCTTCCCACCAAATATCAGTATAGTTGCTAACATTTGCTTTAAGTAATGCAGTTCCTAAACCTAATGCGAAACCAACACCAGCATAAACTGCTTTAATGATATTTCCGTCATCATACCATTTTTGAACTCTTTTTAATGCTTGCTTTGTTGGTTCATCAAAAGTTTTTGCTGTTGGCTTAAATACCAACTTTTCACCAACTACTTGTTTTGTTAAACCTGTAATAAGTTTAGTTGCAATTCTTGTTGATAAAATGCCACTTGCTCCGTTTTGGTGAAGTGATGGAACATAACCATCTAACCACATAATTGCTTGTCTTAAATAACGCCAAGCATAATCACGATAAAATGCTGGAATAACTCCCAACCATAAACTTGAATTTGCAAAATTATATGTTTCATTGATTGCTAATGATAAACCTACTTGCCACGCACTAACACCAGCATTGCCTACTACATTTTCTACTGATATTGTTGGAGTAGAAGTTCCTGTTGGATCAGTATTAGCAACATTTTCAATTCCAAATTCTTCTGCTGATGCTTGTTCCACATTTTCTGCCATAACGGAATCTCCTTATAGTTAATTTAATTTTTTGTTATTTTGAACTTCTTTTTGTAAATCTGCGACAATTTCATCTGTTGCTTTAACAATTTCAGTCACACCCATTTGCTTTAAGATAATCATAAGAAGTTTTTGAATATCAATTAAGCTATCTCTAATGTCTTTTAAGTAAGAACCACCAACTGTTAAATGTCTAAACAATAATTGTATAATGTTTGCTTGACCTAATTGTCTATAATCAATTTCACCTTTGACTAACTTAATGTCTTTGTCTTTGATAACAATAGGCAAACCTGCTAACTCACACATTTCATTAAACTTTTTAATATCGGCATCATTGACACCAATTTCTTCAAGTGCTTTTTGTTTAAGTAAGTTTTTAGCTTCCTTTTTTTCTTCTTTTGTTAAACCTTCAACTTTTTTCTCATCCATGATTTTTATTTCCTTTCCTGGTTTCTACTTTTTTAAGATATCACAAATTAAGTTATTTGTCATATTTTTTGACTTTAGTATATTGAAGAATTGTATATTTTCTTGGTTTCCATACCAGAATAAATCACCATAAGTAAACGCATCACTAACATCGTTTGGAATAATTGGATCATAACCTGTTTCTTTTTCGTTCCAAATCAAATTGGTTAATTGTTCGGCAAGCAAATTGATCTTTCTTTCAACCCATTTGTTAGTGTGATAATTATAATAACCACCATAATCAACAATAACAACATTATCGTTTTGAATTGAACTTTGAACTGTGCCTACCATTTCAAATATTGATGCTTTTTTTACAGGTTGCACATCTACTCTATCACCAAAGAAAAATCTACATTCTTGTATTAAATCTGGTGCTGCACTATCAATAATCATCCAAATAGGCAAGCACGGTGCGTTCGGGTGTTCTCTTCGTTCTCTTGGTGAAACTAAATTATATCTTCTACATAAATCTTCTAACCATTTGCTTAAATTATTTTGCACTAACTGATGATAACCAATAACGCCATCTTCTAACGGATTATGATAAAAAATAGGTGCAATTGCTACTTGTCCGTTTGATAACAATAATAATGGCACAAATGCAGTGGCATCGTGAGTGACTGCTCCGTCACCACCAATAACACAACCTACAACTCTTAAACCTTTTTCTCTACATAAATCAAATTGTTGAGATGTAATTATATGTCTATCTTCGGCAAACATTGGGTAAACTGAACCCATAGCACCTGTTGGAATACCACCATACATATAATCGTAATATGCTTTGTTAGAATATTTGTATTTCAAAATATCTTTAATTTCTCTATCGCTTAAATATGGTAAAACATCTTCGTAAGTTGTATGTATAACACAAGTATCTGTGTCTTTTTTCTTTTCTTCACACCAAACATTGATCCAGTGAAATTTTTGTGCTGGAGGGTTAAATATAATAACTACTTTGCAATCTTCACCAAATCTTCTTCTTAACGATGCTAATGCCTGGTCTAAATGTTCTCTTGACCTTAATTCTTGTGTTTCTTCAAGAATAACCAAACCTACCTTATGCTTTGGGTGAAAACCTTTAGTTCTATCTATTGAACCACCGATACCCATGAAATAAATTGTTGATTGAGTTTTCTTTCTTACAATTCTTAATGGTGATTTACGATAAATGAATTCACCTTCAAATGCCGGGATAGATTCTAATGCTTCACTTACATCGTTATAAACTGAATCGGCAATACTACCATAACTTGCTCTTGCTATCAATATATCTTCATTTGGTTTTATTGCTGTTTGTATGCCGCTTAATGTAGCTGACTGTTTAGATTTACCACTTGTTCTACCACCAGATAAAATAAAGTCTAAAAAATCACTTGTAAATAGTGGCTCAAATGCTTGTGCTATTTCAATTTGAGTATTAGGCATCTTGCTTTATATATCTGCTTTCTTTTACTTCGTTCTCAATTCGTTCTAATCGAGCTTTTTGTTCTTCTGTCTTTGAATTGATAAATACAACTTCTATTGGTTTAACATCAACAGGTTCGTTATTTTGTTCAAGTGCTTTAAGCTGTAATCTCTTTAATTTGAAATTAGCAACCTTTTCTAATCGTTCCATTTCATCATTAAGTAATGTGGAAGCAGTTAAACCGGAACATTTTGTTTGTGCTTTTTGTTCAAGCAATCTCTCTATTTGATCCAAAGATAAAGATTCAATAGGAATTTCATCAACAATTTCTACTTTTGCTTTGTTTCTCTTTGTGGTTTTTAGTAATGATAAATCGGTTTTCATATATTTATTCAGTTTAATACTATGTGCATAAAGTTCGTAAGCACTATATATTATTTATTATACATTTTTAGTTCATTTTCCAAGTAATCTATTATATTTTCTTTTCCAATTATGGCAATTCTATTAACACATTTATTGTTATGATATTTTAATATATAAGTTCTAACACATAATGAATCATAAGTTGGATTATATTTCAAATGAGTATCAATAGCATAACCCTCATTATTTTTTCGTGCCTTTTGATTTAACTCTAACAATAATAATTTTTTTAATGTATCTAAACTTCTTCTCATAATACTTACATTATATAACATAAACGAAAAAGCAACCAATCATGGATTTGATCCGGGAAAATCGGTTGCCTTAATTATTATATTTAGTTTTATTTCGTTAAATCAACAAGTTTGTAATTTTCCTTTATGGCTTCGCTAACTGAACCTACTTGCCAAATTCTATCTGCTTTATTGCGATAGTTATTATATTTACCACCGATGATTTGAGCTGTTGTTTCATTAACACGAACTACCTTATCGCATTTAATAACCCAAATCTTTTTATCACTATAACTGATAATTGCCCAAAACTTATTCATATAACACTCAATAGATTTGTTTTCGGTGTTCTCGTTCATCTTTTGGTTAAATAATGGTGTTTCGCCATTTCTTTCCTGTTTCCATTTAAGGTTATTAAGATATTGATAGCGAGTTTCAAGTTTCTTTAATTCACTTTCTCTCCAAGCATCAAATTCTTCTTTGCTTTCAGCTAACTTAATAGAACCTTCGGCATTTTTGATAATTAACTTTTTTCCTTCTTCACAATTCCAATTTATATCTCTTACCATTTTGCCAAGTTTAGCACATTTATCATGTATCTTTGGATTAGTGTTGAGTGTAAATATAGGATTTCCGTCTTTCCATCTAACCTTTTCGCAGATTTCTTCTATTGTGAAGAACCTACCATATTCAAAGTTATCTTCCAAAAATTTCTTCAACAACCATTGTTCAGTAGTTAAACCCATTTTAATTCCCCCTTAATATTTAATATCTTTTAGTTAGTTCTCTTGGATCAATTTCCAATGCTTCTGCAAGTTTCTTAATAGATTTCATTGATGGTTTAACTTTGTTCGTTTCCCATCTGCTTAATACTACTTGACTAATGCCTAACTTTTCAGCTAATTCGCCTTGACTTAATGCGATTGCTATTCTTGACTGTTTAATCTTCCAACCTAAATCTTTCATTTTAATTATTCCTTTGCTATTTCTAAATCAAATTTAAGTTTCATTAACATTGTTTCTAATGCGACAACTAAACCATCGTAATAAAAAGTCATTGTCATACTATCTGCTTGTTTTGATTTTTGTCTATATTCCTCAATGCGTTCTTTAATGAACTCAATTTCTCTTTCAATAAGCTCTTTCAAGTTCATGTTGTTATTCCTCCTCAACTTCATAAACTACTGCAACCCCATCGTATAAACCATAAGAATATTGTGGGTATCGTTCTTCCATTAAAGAATATGCTTCTTCTTCGTTTTCAGCTTCAACTGTTCCAATTTCCCAACCATCAAATTCACACACAAACTTCTTCATTTTACTTGACCTCCTTAAAGTAAACTGTTTGATTTTGTAATCTTTCTCTAAATGCCTTTACTATTTCGTGGGCATCATCTTCCGTATATGCGATACAGATAAGTGCATCAACATATCTTCCAAATAAATTGATCGTTCTATAAATTTCGTATTTCATTTTTAGAACTCCTCCTTACACTTATAATTATACACATATAAAAGTGTATTACAATATCTAATTTAATTTTTTTATAACTTTTTTTTAACTTTTATATATTAAGAAGATATATGTGTGCGTGCGGGCGTTAGGCGTATTGTAAGTTATACCAAGATAAGTAAGTCATAGATTAGTGCGTATGTGCGTTTAGTTATACCAGAATAATTACTCATAGATATATATAACATATAGTTAGTTTAGTTAATAACTCAAAGTATAGGCGTGTGTGGATTACTTACCAAGTAAATACATAAGTATATAGTATCCCAAAGTATAGAATAATAAATACATAATATAAGTATGGTTATATCTACTAAAGTATCTATAACTGATTAAGTAAGTATTTCGGTATTATCTACTAAAGTATCTAATACCTATATACTAATAAATTATGTTTTATCTTACTAACCAAGAAATAAATACTTTGTTCCGTATGCGTGTGAGATTAGTTTAACCAACCTTTCACGATTTCTAATTGTTCGTAAATAAGTAACCACTTTTTACTTCCAGGTTTTTCTAAACTTAATTCGGTTTCACCCAACCTAATTACTTTCTTGATCCATTGTGTTGTTATCTTCTGTTCCTTTTTTGCCATTTTCTAATAACTCCTTGAATTCATTTTGCTTTTTAATATAGATTTCTTTGTAAAGTGGTAAATTACTTTCTCTTTCAGCTTTGTTTTTCGGTTTTCTAAAAACTTCTGGTAAATTCTTAATATTGTAGTCTAAATATTTATCAAAAAATTCTTTAATATCTTTAATTGCTTTTCCATAACCATAAGCAACACCATCACGATAACATTTGCCTGCTTGTCTTTGGTTAATATCTTCTTTTCCTTCATCTTGTCCACCAGAAGTAATGTTGTAGAGTTCATAACCTTGCTCTTGTGCTGCTTTGATAAATTCTCTTTCCTTTTGATCCAACTCATCTTCATTACAGTAATAGACATCAATTTTCCAACCATAAGGATTTGATGGATACCATAAACCACGAGTTTTAAGTGATATATCGATTCTTTGTGCAAAAGATAATAAATGTTGTGCGACACGATCAACTAATGATTTTGCTTGACCAATATAAGCATATTTTCTTTGAGTTCCGTCTTTAGTAGGAGGATTGATTCTTGTAAATACATAAATACCAGGTGTTTCGTTTATTCTTTTATCGTAAGCATAAAGATATTCGCAAACACGATTTAATCTTCTAACTTTGTCTAAATAAATTCTTTGTTTTAATGAACCCATTATTCAAATCCCCCTTTTTTCAAACATATTTTAGTTTCAATACCAAATGTCTTTTGTATCGTTTCTTTCATAATCTCTGGTTCGCTTGCTTCTTGTGATAAGTGCATCAAGTAAATTGTTTCAGTCCCATCTAAATTAAGTTGTTTTAGCATCTTTTTTGTATTGATTAAGCTCAAATGCGATACTGCTTGTCGCTTATATTTCAATTTTTTGCCATTTTCAGCCCCGTTAAGCAACGAAACTAACTTTCGGTAGGTATGATTACACTCAATCGCAATTCGCTTGTAATTTAAGTGTTTTATTTGTTCTTCTAATTCAAAGTAGTTTGTATCGTTAATGAATAGCATTGTTTCAAGTGTTATTGAATTGATAAATACGAAACCACAAGAATCTACATCGTGATAAGTTTTGAAACAATAAACTACTAACCAGTCAATTTTATAAGTTTTAGGTAATTCTTCCAAATATGGTTCAAATACCTTGATACCAAGTTTTTTTAATTGTTCTTTACAAATGGAATGGTCTTTGTGAGTGTGAGTAATCAAAGCACCTTGTATATCGTTAATAGATATATTTAGTTCAGTTAATTTTTCTCTTAACTTGCTAATTCTTAACCCACACTCAACTAACACACAACGATTATTATGTTTAAGTATGTAAGAATTTCCACTTGATCCAGAACCTAAACAAATAAATTCCATAACTATTTCACATCGTAGCCGATATTTTTAAGGAATTCGCCTGGACTAACTTCGCCATTTTCATCTTTTTGTAGTTCGTTTTCCTTAACATCAATAATTTCGGTTTCTTCTTTAACTTCGGTATCGGTATATTCTGGTTCGTTATTGTAAGGGTTATCTCTATATGTATCTTCTTCGCCATCTCCACCATAAACGATTTGGTCTTGCTTAATAGCTTCTTGTATCTCTGGTGTAGTAGGTAATTGCCCTAAAAGTTGTTTCATTACAGTTTTAGTTGCCATTTTTGTAAATGACTTTTCCCATACTGATTTATAACTTTGCGAATATTGATGCCCATGTTGTTCGCATTTTTCTTTGCTCCAATATAGTGAACCGATAAGCTCGCCATTGTTGTCTATCGCATAAGCATAATAACCAATAGGTTTAGCATCTAATGTTTTGTTTACATCTTCTTCAAACTCAACTGTAATAGTTCCTGTAATTCTATCACGATGTAATTTATCGCAATCTAATACTTCAACTGCATCAATTTGTTTGTATAAACCGCTTCTCATCGCAAGTTCTTTATAACCACGATAACCTAATTGTGCTTGAACATAATTGTTATAAGGCACAGGATAAATGCAATCTGGTCTTGTAAAACCATATCTAACTGAATGTATGCAATATTTAGCAAGTGAGATTTGGTCGCACTTATATAAGGTTGGTGATGTGCTTAATTCCAAAGCTGTTGTTGTTGCTTGTAATTTTTGCTTTTCGGTTAAGTGTAATGCTTCCATTAAAGTAGTGATTGTCTTGCTTCCTAAAACGGTAGCCATTGAATACTTTGGCTGTTCGGCATTATTCTCTTCTTTTTGGTCTTGCTTTTTGTAATTGTTGTAATTTGGCATTTCTTTTCCCTCCTATTATTTAATTAACGAAATGAGTTTTTTTACACTAACGCAATACAATTCTGCTATTGCCCTAATGTGCTTTTTGTTTGGTGTCTTTTTATCGTGTTCCCAGTGATAGATAGTTGCTGGATTAACCTTTAATTTAGTTGCGACTTCTTCAATGGTAAGTGATAAAAGTTCCCGTTCTTTTTTAATGAATTTTCCTAATGTTTGATCCATCTTTTTACCTCCTACAAATATCTTACAAAATATGAATACTAAAATCAAGCAAAAGTTAATATTAAGTTAAGAAAGTTAAAAATAATTATATTATTATATAAAATAAGGAATAAAAAATAAAATTAAATAAAAGTGTTTACAAATATAAGCAATTTTGTATAATTAAAGTAGGTCAAGGAGGATCAAAGATGAAATACATTAGAACGAAAGATGGAAGAATAGTGGCTATACCTAATAATAGCAAATTGGTTTTATATGATGATGAAAAATTGATTATCGATACTACTAAAAAAGGTCAAACTTGTGTTTATGGTTTTTTAGATAAACAAGCCGACACTATTGAAGAATTATTTGATGAAATTGTAATTTTTGGGCTATTTGATGTTCCTTATCTTTTACCAAAATGGCAACTTGAACATTATAAAACATTAGAACAATTTGGAGGAAATGTTAAAAGCAATAGAAAATATGAAATGTATGGTGCTATCTGGACAAACAAAGGTCTTATTTATGTAGCAAAAATGAATGAAAAAGGAGAATTAGAATTGTTATGAAATACGATATTTTAGGAATTATAGGTGTTGAGGTAGTTTTAACAATTATCAGTGTAGCAGGAATTGGTTGTTTTTTATTAGAGAGATATAATTACTTTGCTTTTACTTGTGGCGTTTCCTGTGCTGTCGCATTTATTTTATTTAATATTTTTGTTATATGGTTTTTAATAAGTTGTAAAAAGGAGAACAAAAATGAGTAAAGAATTAACACCATTAGAAGCATTAGAACAAAATCATAATTTTATTAAATCAAAAGCAAGTGCGACAGAAATGATAACACTTGGTAAAAATTATCAAATTATTGAAACCGCACTTAAAGATTACGAAAAATACAAAACTATTTATCCTCTTATGAAAGCAAAGTTAGACAAAGTAAGTGATGACAAACTTAAACTTAAAATGGTGTTGGAAATTATTAAAGAGAAAGGTATATTTCCACGAGCATTTCATAAAAGCAAAAATGCAGAAGAATATAATGATAGATTGCCGATTATAGATTTGCTTCAAAGTGGTTTTAGTGAATACACCCAAGAAGAATTTGACTTATTAAAGGAGGTTGTTAAAGAATATGTTTTATAGAAAATTAAAAGATTATATTTTATTCGAAGAAGGAGATGAAAAACATTGTGCTTCTCGCACTGTAATTTTTGGTGACTTAAATTCGCCAGATTGTGAATTTCATTTTCCTGATGCAAATGGAAATTATCATGTTTTCAATGGTGGAGGAAGAATTGTAACTAACGAATTAGAAGGTCTATATGATTATTATGTTAAAAGCATTTTTCCTTGTTATAGAATTGAAAAAAACAAAATTATTCCATACTTGGAAATTTATTTAGATTGGGAAGAATAAATTAATGAAAAAGAAAATTAAAGATTTGACATTAAATGAATTCTTCTCTATTTGTAAAAAATATAAAGGATGTTGCGGAATTCCTGAATGTCCATTGCATCAACTTAATATCGGGGAATGTCCTGCTACTGTTGATATAAATGATAGTTGCTTAGAAAAAGAGGTAGAAATAGATGAGTAAATCAATCTTATTAAGTATCAAACCAAAATATGTAGCCGACATACTAAACGGCAAAAAGACAATTGAGGTGCGAAAAGTATCGCCTAAATGCGACTTGCCTATTGATGTGTATATTTATTGCACAAATGACAATGATCTATTGTGTCAACTTGATAATGAGTGGAATACAATTAGGGTTGTTAGAGGTGCTAAATTAAAAAGTATTTGCAATGGTAGAGTTGTCGCAAAATTCACATTAAGAAAAGTTGAAGAAATATTTACTCCTTCTTATATAACCGAAGATGATAATGATTATTCTTGCGATATTGATGAATTATTAAAACAAAGTTGTCTTACCGAAGAAGAATTAACTAATTATATTGGGGAAGATAATTACCATTTTTTTACTTATCACATTGAAGATTTAGTTATTTTTGATAAACCGAAAGAGTTGAGTGAATTTAAGAAAAAGCATTATCCACAATATGCCGGAATGTCTAAAAACACAATTCATTACGAATTAGAGCCAATAATTAAAGCTCCACAATCATACTGTTTTATTGAGGTAAACGAATAATGCAACAAATGAGTATATTTGATGATGTAATTCCAAGATTTATGATTGATCGTAAGTTAAGGTTGATTACTTTATTCTCTGGTATTGGTTGCCAAGAACGAGGTTTGAAAGCATTTAATATTCCATTTGAAAGCTATAAAACTTGTGAATGGGCGGCAAACTCAATTATTGGGTTTAATGCAATTCATAATCACATTTACAAAAATAAAAATGTATTAGATAAAGAATTTGTTGCTAACGAACTTTATAAATTAGGTGTTTCAGTTGATTACAATAAACCAGCAACTTTGGATCAACTTAAAAGAATCGAAATAAATAAACTTAACTATATCTATGAATCTATTAAAGAAACTCACAATTTAGTTAATATTTGTAATGTTAAAGGCAAAGATTTAGAAATTGTTGAGAAAGACAAGTATTGTTATTGCTTAACATATAGCTTCCCATGTCAAGATTTGAGCAATGCCGGACTAAAAAAAGGCATTACAGAAGATAGTAGAAGTGGTATGTTGTTCCAGGTTGAAAGAATATTAGATGAATGTAAAGAATTAGGTTGCTTGCCTGATATTCTCATAATGGAAAATGTGCCTGACTTGGTAAATAAAAAGTTTATTAAAGATTTTCAAAGGTGGAGAGCTAAATTAGAACAAATTGGGTATTCAAACTTTGATGAAATTCTTAATGGTAAACACTTTGGAATAGCACAAAATCGTAAAAGAGAATTTATGGTTTCTATATTAGGTGAATACAATTACACAATGCCAAAACCTATTAAATTAAAGCATCATTTAGGCGATTTCTTAATGGATGATAGCAAAGTAGATAAAAAGTATTATTTAAGCGAAAAAATGCTAAATGGTATGAAACATACTAAATTTAATAGTTATAAATTAGAACATAGGTTGCAAGAGAGAGAGAGAGAGATCGATACTCTAACCACAGCAACCGGAAGTCGATGCCCACACTTGTTAGAAGTGCAGCAAGACAAAAAAACTCGTATTTAGGTGTATATGATATGAAAGAAAGTAATACATTTAGACCTACGATGGAAAGTAGAGTTCATTTAGATAGTAAAGTTAGTAAAACATTAACAACACGAAATGATAGTTGTTGTGTAATTATGGAGAAGAAAGATGAAGATTAAAAATGCAACAAAACAAGGTTATATTGAAGCAGAAGTCGGTGATGGCATCGACATTTCTTCTCGCATGGAATCGCATCGTGGCACAGCTCAAAAAGGTTTATCGCAAACACTAACTTGCCAAGGTGGTAATAATGTTGGGGTAGTTGTATTAGGTTTATACAACCATTCTAAAAGTGAACAATTTATGCAAGGCAGAGATAGATTCAAGGAAACAAAAGTAAGTGATTGCTTACTTGCAAGTGGTAATCAAGCCGGAGTTGTTTATGCAGAGAGAGAATCGAGTTTATGTATTAGGCGACTACACCCAGCTGAAACTTTGTTGCTCATGGGATTTACTATGGAAGATTACGAAAGTTTGGTTAAATGTGGTTTAAGTGATAGTGCTATATATCACGTTGCGGGAGATGGCTTAATTACTACAATATTTGGTTCTTTAATAAACAATATGTATAGAGAACTGAACTCACACAAACAAATAATTAACGATTATGTTGAAAAGGAGATTTTATGAAACTTGGTAGATTTGAATTAAACAATGTATATTTGGAAGATTCATATAAGGCAATAAAAGATATTCCAGACAAAAGTATTGATCTAATTATTACTGATCCACCATACGAAATTGTTGGTGGTGGTAGTGGTGGCTGTTTTGGAACAAGTAAAAGAGATTATCATGGTGAGTATAAAAAGTTAAGTTGTGAAGAACACAAACGAGAAGGTTTAAGAATCAATGCTAATGTAAATAAATTGAAAGAAAACTTGAATTGTATTTGTGCAGGTTTTGATTATTCATTATTGGATGAATTAGATAGAGTTATGAAATATATATATATATATATATATGGTGCAACAAAAATCAAATCAGTTCCTTAATGAAGCATTATGAAGATAAAGGTTGTAATGTTGATTTACTTGTATGGCATAAAACTAACCCAATACCAACTTGTAATAATAAATATTTAAGTGATTTAGAATATTGTGTATTTGCAAGAGAACCAGGAACTAAACTTTATGGATCATACGAAACAAAAAGCAAGATTTGGACAAGCAAAGCAAATGTAGAAGATAAAGCAGAGTTTGAGCATCCAACAATTAAACCACTTGAGCTTATAAAACAATATATTCTCAATAGTTCTAAACCAAATGATGTAATTATGGATGTCTTTCTTGGAAGTGGAACAACTTGTGTTGCCGCTAAAGAACTTGGCAGACAATTTATAGGGTTTGAGATAGATGAAAAATACTATAAAATTGCTAAAGATAGAATTAATGGTATCAACCAAAAAGGTGAAATGAACTTATTTTACCAAGAAGAATACGAACAACTTAATTTATTTGAGGGGGACAACAATGACTAACTATAAAGCATTTGACACTTGTATTAAAAAAAGAGTTAATCTTAACGAATTACTTACACTTATAGAAAAGGGTTACAGGAATCCACTTAAAAAGTATAATTTCTCAAAAAAACCAGAAAGAAAACTTACGAAAGATGAATTTCTTAACATTAAGGCATATTTATGAAATACGATACAACTCAATTAAAAAGACATCCACGTAGAAACAGAAAGCAAAATAAAGCCGTGAAAGATATGCTTTATCAACTTGACCTTATGTTTGGCGAAAACAATGCAGGTCTATTCTTGGCTATGATTTTAGATGGTCTTAACAAAATGATGAACGAAAAAACTCCAGATAAGTTCTTGTATTTAAGAACTATGGAAATCAAATTCAATGATTTCTATTCTGTAAAATGGGACTGCGATACGGGAGAATTCATAGAATGAGTAAAGCATACAAAAATATGGATTTAACTGAATTATCGGTTGAAAGAATAAGGTTAAAGTATATTTTACGAAATCATCCAAAACCAATAGAATATAAACAGGCAAAAGCAAGTTTAGAAACAGTTGAAAATCTAATGGCTAAATTAGTAGGAAGGACACTAAAAAATGAAAGTAAACAAAGTTAATTATACATTTGAAAAAGAAGATGAAACTAACTTCAAAGTGTGGTGTATTAAAAATCGTTTAAGAATTAAAGAAGTTGCCGCTAAACTTAATATAACTTATCCGTATTTGCACGATATTCTTAAAGGCAAAAGAAATGCGAGCGAAAAGTTAATTAAGCAAATGGCAAAACTCGGTTTCAATGTGGAGGTTAAGTAATTATGGCAAATCCTATTCAAAAAGTCAGTGAAGTAGGCGATGTTATCAGTAATGCGATATCGGTTGCTGCAAGTAAAAAAGAATACATATTAAAGCAAATAATAAATGGTGCTTTGGTATTTTTAATTCTTTTAGTTCTTGGTTGTTTAGACTTTGCAACATTAACATTTCATTTTGAGTATTTACTTCAAGCATCTTATTGGGGAACTGTTATTACTAAAACAATTGTTGGCTTATTAGCTTTCAATTTAGGTATTAACATTATGTGGGATTATGAACTTCAAAAAGACTTAATTCTCGCACTTGCTATTCGTAAATATAATTATTTAATTTTACAAAGAGAAAATGATTTTGAATATTATGTAGTTCATGTCTTTAACCCAGCAGAAAAGAAGAAAGCATATTTATCTCAAATTAACCACAAGATTTATTTGCTTAATAAAATTTCACGAAAAAAAGATAGATTGCTTTATTCAAGTGATTTACCAGAAAAACAAGAAGAAAAGAAAACTAATAAATATTGTATTCGTAGGGGAGAACTTGAAGCTCTTAAAACTGATGAATATATAGAGAAAAATCTTGCTTCATTAGTAGTTAGTTATCAAGAAGTAGATGCTACCGTATTTGAGTTAGAAATTGATGGATCACCTGTTGTTCGTGGTGTAAAAACTCGTGGTAATACTTCTGTTGGTAGAGCAAAAGCAACAAGCACAACCTTACTTTCAATGGTCTTATTCTCAATGTTTATTACTGTTATCGGTTTAGAATTTGATAAGAACGCATTAGTTGAAGAAATGGTATCGTTCTGGCATTATTTAGCAAAATGTGCTGCCGATGTATTCGTTGTCTTATGGCAATTATCTCGTGGTATGTTAAGAACACGAAAGATTATCAGTAGTGAACTCACACAACCTTATGCCGGAAGAAATAAAGTTTTAATCAATTACTTAAAATGGAGAACTGAACAAGGCAAAATGACAGAACAAGATTACTTAAAAGTTCTTACTAAATTAAAAGAAATTGATGCTTCACAAAGTAAAGTTGAAGATAACAACGATGATAATAAACCACAACCACAAGAAAAAGTGCTTGAACTTACACCAGAACAAGCAAGAGAGAAAGGGTTATTATGAAAACTTGGATTAAATCTCACAAAAAGCAACTCATTCAATTACTCATTGTATTAGCACTTGGTATTGCTATTAGTGGTATATTCTTACTAATCTTCAATCTAACAGGTGTTATCGAGCTTAAAGGTGGTGCTAAATTTAACGAAGAACTATTTAACGAACTTAAAGGAAAACCTATTTTATATATTGTATTTGTATTAGTAATGGCTATTAGTGGAACATTACTTTGTATGAATCCAATCGGTAGTGGAGTATTCGTTTGGTTAGGTATCGCATTATTTGGTGCTAATTGGAAGTGTTTTATCACAGTATTAAGTGGTTGTTTATTATCTTATGTAATGATAGATGCCATTGGTAGATTTGGTGGATCAAAGTTAATTATTAAGATATTTGGCAAAGAAGAATACGATAACGCAACTGAAATAATCAACGAAAAAGGTCTAATTTATGTTCCTATTTGTTATCTTCTTCCTTTGGCTCCAGATGATTTCATTTGCTTATGCGTTGGATCAATGAAGATGAAATGGTGGTTGCACATGATTTATGCTTTAATCGGCAAGTCAGTAGGCATCGCAACAGTTGTATTTGGAGTTTCAATTATTCCAAAAGAAATGTTTTTACCACTATCATTTGACAAGTTATATAATTACTTTGTTCTAATTGCTTGCTTAATTGTTTACATTACTTGTTTATTCAAGATAGCAAGAAGCATTGATAAAAAACTTACTAAAAAGTTAGAAGAAAAGAAAAAGGAGCAAGAAAATGATTAGCATTCCAATTTGGTTATTTGTATTATTCATTATTGCTTGTGTTCCTGTTGCTATGTCTGTGCTTCTAATAGTAATTGCTTATACAACTAACTTAATTGAACGAATTATTACAAAGTTTGAAAAATAGTGTTTCGGTCAGGGAAAGCCCGGCTTTTTCTTACATATTTATTACATTTGTGTAACTTTTATGTAAAAAAAGCACCATTACGATGCTTTTTCTTCTTCCTTAATGACTACTTTGATCTTCTGTTCTTTCTTGTAGTCATCGGCAACTATATCAACTTTTGCTTTTTTAATACCTTCTTCAAGTTCGGCAATTCTTGTTGTATCTTTATTTCTTTTAATTTCCATAATTAACGCACCAAGGAAACCGATAATAACATATAAGAGTATATAAGCAAGTTTTGTGATTAAATCGCCCATAAACCACAAGATTCCATCAATAGCAGCAAGTGTAATAAAGGCAGATAATAAATTCACTTTGAACTTATCTTTTGCGACTACTAATACACCGATAAATGTTGAAACTGCTAACATTACAAAGGTTGTGCTTGTTCGCCATGCTTCTGTTTTTACAAAGAATTCGTTAAAGTCCACAATTGATAAAACACAAAATGGAGCAACTACTGAACCAATTTCAAGACCGAATAAGGTTCTTTTTTGGTTTTTTAATGCTTTAAGTTCCTGTGTTGGAGTTAAGTTTTTTTCTTTCTTCATTGTTTTTACCCATTTTTAGCCCTATTCAGCGACTTTTTCTTCTTCGTTGGTTAATTGTTCCACCGATTTATTTTCATAATCTAAAATCGATTGTTTAATTTTTTTGTTATTTAATTTCCCAAGAGTGTCAAGAACGAATGTTTCAAAATCAATTTGATGAGCTTCTTTTGAATCTAACTCATTTCTAATTTCAGTTTTGAATTTCTTGTTTTCTTCTTTTGTATCTTTTTCATTATCATCAACTCTTTTTTCTACTGTATCGGCTCGTTGAGTAAGTGTTTTGAGTGTTTTTCTGCCAATACTCGTATGAGTAAAAATATACATTAAACAGATAAGAACAAAACATCCAATAAAAATAGCTGTTCCAACAGGTGTTTTACTAAATTCTATAAATTTATCACTCATTTTCACTTTCCTCGCTTTCTTCTTCGCCACGATCAACTGCGATTTGATGGTATAAATCTTTACAAGTTGCTTCAAGTTTCTCGCATCTTGATTCAAGTTTTTCGTTGTGTTCTTCAAGTTGCTTAATTCTATCAATTTGATGTTCAATTAAACTTTGATATTCTTTAAGTGTTTTTTTAGCTTCTTTTTCTAAATCTAAAAATTGCTTTGTTGATACATCACTTAAACTTTGAACTGCGATAACTTTATCATTTAATTTAATCACTAATGCTTTCATAGTTCTTACCTCTTTTTAATATTTTACAATATAATAAACAAAAATTATATTATCAATTGTTTCATAACTTTCAATTTCATATTTCTTTGCTTCTTCTTCACTAATAATCTTTTTATTAAATACATGAACCATTTTAAGTTCTTTGTGTGGTTCTTTCTTGTTAAAGATTAAAACTGCAATAAAAATTGCGACTATTGCGGTAAAGAAGATAAATATTGTTAAAAGTGCGAATAAGTTAAGCATTTGTTAATCTTCCCAATCTATGTTAGTAATAGCAATAGTTCCGTCACCTGTGACTTCAAATGTTATTAAATCAGGGTCATTTCCACTTGAATAAATACTTGCACTTGCTGGACTAATTCCACCACTCGTTGTTATATTTCCTGTGCTTGGGTCACCACCATAACCACAAATAGCAAGTGTGATATAACCACTTGAACAACTTAATGTATTTGGAGTAGGCGTTGCAACACGACTACCACTATCAAGTAATAATGTGCCAGTTGTGTCTTGCCCATCGTAAACTCTAAAATATTCTTTATTATTTGTATTTGATTCATTACTAATAGTTAATGTGACTGTATGTGAACTTGAAACTACATAACTCACACTATTAGAGAAATTACTATCTCTATAACCTGTGGCTCGTGCTTTAACTTTTACTTCGTGAGTTCCAGCACTTAATTGTAAAGTTGATAAGTCAAAAGTTTTAACATTTGGTTGTAAAGTAGCATTATTATTTAACCACACTAATAAATCAGGATTAGATACGTCACTACCACCAGTAATTGAAATTAAACGATATGCTTCATTTAACCAAGTATCAATATCTCCATTATAAACACTTGTTTGAAAATCGTATTTTATAATCGGGTCATTTCCAGTTGAAAACTCAAAACTGTTCCAAGATGAATTATTTGAAATAAAGTTTATAGAATATAAAACATCTTCATCAACAATTGGACTTTCATTTATTACCCACTTTGTATCAGTCAAGTCAGTTACATTTACCTGTGTAGCATTTGCTTCTAACCAACTAATTAAAGAACTATTTGTAACATCCGTTCCACCTGTGATTTTGATTATGCGGTAGGCTTGCGACACCCAAGTATTGTTTAGACTTGGATTTGTGGCAGTTCCACGATATACAGGAGGAATATTACCACCCGCTGGAGTTTCGTTTGAATATCCAATTCCATCGTAAGCATCGGTTAAATCTCTATTATCATCATCAACTATTAAGTGAGTATATGTATTACCATTGCTTGAAAAATTAAGGAGTATATCAATGTGACCGCCTTCTGCTATATTAAAATTTGGATTACTATTAAATACCCATATCGTATTTATTAAATTACTTACACTCATAAATGAACTCCTTTAGTCATCCCAATAAGTTACATATAAAGTTACATTAGCGTTTAATGTTATATTTTGACTTGTGTCCATACCTGTTCCATAATCACTTTCAGCAATTATGTCCGCTACATTTTGACTATTAAAATATATTCTTTGAACTACTGATGCACTACCACCATAACATCTAACTTTAATTTGATTAATACTTGTGATAGTTGTTCCCATTAACGCTTCATTTATAGGTATCCAAGTAACACCATCATCTAATGAATAATCCATATAGTGATATTCATTATAAACTATTGTTGTTTCGCTTCCATGTCCGTATTCATCACTTTTTACAAATGTAACTGAAAATCCTGTTAAATCTATCGTTTCTTCCAACACACCATCAACATAAATATCGTAATACTCGGCGTTTTCTACTTCTTCAATAACTATATTAGGATAGATGAAAGAAATAGTTGGAGTAGCAAGTTGTGGCATACTTGAATAAAGCAAAGTATCGCCAAGATAGATTTTGTCTATTTCTTGTTCGCCTAAATATGCTTTACTCAATGCTAAATTACCAATATTGATTTTCGCCATTATTCATTACTTCCTGTAATTAAATAAATATAACCACTATATTTTGTTGCTGGTTCGCTTGAAAGAACTACAAATTTTAATGAACCTGTATTTGCAGAAGTTGGAGCAGTTGTCATAAATTGAACTCCTAATGCAATAACACTTGTTAAGTCAATAATTGTATTCCCAGCAAATATAAAGGCATTATTTTCCCATACATAAGTTTGATAACCCTTTGTTAAATCGCTTGTATCAATAGGATACCAATAAATTTTGCCTTCTTCTCCTGTGCTTGCTAAAAAGTCAGCTAATTCAGGATAAGTAGTTGTATTAACTAAAACGATAATGTTTGCTTTTAATGTAGCAACTTCGCTTTTTGTTGCGTAAGTTTCGGAAGCAAATTCTTTTGTGACAACAACTTCTTCATCTATGCTAATTGATTTTAATGGACTAATATCGATGCCTATTCCTGGAGTGTATTGAGCTTGTTGTGAATTTATCAATTGAATAAGATTTCGATATTCGTATTCACTCATTAAGGCAACTTCATAATTTGATACGCCTTCGTTAATTGATAAGTAAAGAGTATATGTTGTTAAAACTTTGTCTGTTTCAGCATCTAACACTTGTAAATTGCATTTCACAACACCACTTAATGAAGTCACATCATCGGTAAGTAAAATCTTTCTACCATAATGATTATCAAATGATGTTGGAGAACTTGTGTGTATAACTACAACCTGTCCGTTAGGTAGTGTAAAGTTAGCAACTAAAAGAATATCACTTGAAGTATAACCCTCAAATGCGACTTCTAATGCGTTTACATTATTATTGCCTTGTTGTATAAATTCGGCAATTTGTTTGGATTTAATTGATCCATCAGTGTTAAATATTACATACATCATATCTTTTACCTCTTATTTTTAATTATAAATTACTTTGCTTATTAAATAAATTGATTTTATATTTTACGGTATCTACTTGTGAAAAATCTAACCGAAGCATTTTGTAATGCGTTTTCCTTTCTTCTATTGATTGCGATATAAATATTTCCATATTGATCTGCGATACACCAAGATTTATATTGTGATACATCGTATGTGTTCGCACTACCCGGTAATCTACATTCAATATAACCTGCTATCTTTGAACCAACATTATCAGTATAATTAACAACCCACGAAACAACATGAACATCAGTTTGACCTAATGTTACTAAATCATCTCTACCGTTAATTGAATTTTCTATCATTGAGAATGGAGTATTTGTAGCATATACATAGAAAATTTTACTTCTTGTTGTGTTTGGAATAATTCCGTTTTTGTTAATAAATTCATCACCAAAGAAAATTTCTTCATATTGGTATTGTGGAGTTCCTAATGAATCTATCGTTTTCTTCCAATAAGGCAAGAAATTAAGTGCATAGTTCAAATGGAAGATTTCGTTAGGTTTCTTGTAATAATAGAAAGTGGCAATTTTCATCGCTTCTGTTTGATTTACATCGTTATAGTCAAATTGTGGATATCTCCAAATTTCCCTTGAATCGTATTTGTTAAGGAAAAGGAATCTAATATCTACCACATTACTTGTTCCTTCATCATCAGTATATAACCATTCTTTAATAGCATATTCAACTTCATCGTCTGGTTGATATGCTTCAATTCTACTACCGGCTGCCATTGGATGTTCAAAGCCCATTTCAAAGCAAATTTGATTACCACACCCATAAGCAACAATTGGCATAAAAGTCCATTTTTCTTCTTTACCATGTGTAATTAAAACGGATGTATCCATTTCTGTTTTGTAATCATAAAAGTTAATACCTTGAACCGATGCTGTATAAGGACTGTTAAAAGTTTTCTCTAAAATAGCATTAAGTCCAATGTGATGTAAAGCAATATGAGAACCTATATTTTCATAATCAATTGTTGTATCATTTGTAAAATATAAAAATTCGTTAATATTTTCATAACCTTTACTTGTTATCTTTTCACTAATATCGTAAAAACGCTTTTCCTGATTAAGTTGAGTGAATTGAGCAAGTGCGTTATAGTTTCGTGTAAATGTAACATTAACAATTACTCTTTGTTTATTAGTTGAGAAAGTTGTTTGAATTTTATTTGCAATCCAAGTATTATCTAAATCATCAATAAATTTAGTTCCAAGTTTAATTTTGTCTTTGAATTTAGTAATAGGCAAAGTTATTGCTTGTTCTTCGTTTCCTAATTTCGCAATTAAACCTTGTAAATTGTTGCCTAAACGATTAAGAAGTGTTCCACTATTACCTTGTGCGACAATTGTTTCTCTTTCGCTCTTATTTGATGTGGATTCTTGACTAACTTTTCCATCTAAAATTGGATAGTAAGTAACATTAAATGGATAGTTTTGTTTATGACCTGTATATAAATTAGCATCTTTTGTTCCCATCTGTTGACCGATAGTTTCACCTAAATTCATATCAACACTACGAATACCTACCATATTAAGTAAAGCCCAACGAATAACATATTCTAAAACATCATTTGTTCCAGATTTGTTAATTCTTCCTGTGATACCTAAATAAATCTTATTATCACCTCTACTATAATAGAGTGTATTATTTTGATTTTGTTTGTAAGTTAAATTACCATTAACGATAGTTTTTCCATAAGCATAACCAAGTGGTAAATTTTTATATACATCACTTGAAAATACACTATCAGTTAAATCTATTTGAATTGGAGTATTTACATCTCCAAAAGCACTAATCGCCATATCAAAGAAAGTTCTATTATTGGCAATTATGTATTGGTTATTATCACTATAAATACCAAAAATTCCAGCAGCAAATTGTATATAAAATTGAAAAATAGTTCTATAATTTCCTTCTTTGAAAATTTTAATGCTTTCAATATAATCAATCGGTTTGCTTACATACCAATACCAATCGTTTGTTTCAGCAATTCCATATTTAGCATTAGATGGCAAACGATAAATATCTTTTGATGGAAAAGTAATTGGCTCACTTTTTTTACCATTTTGATAGAAAGAAGCGAGTTTATTTGTAAAGTTTTCTTCACTTAATGATACTTTTCTATCGGCTTGTTCCACTTCTTCTATTGTTTCTTGTGATAAATCATTTAAGAATTCACAACTAATATGTTTGTGATTATTTTCATCTTCATACATTACAGGAAAAGCATCAACAAAACTGTAAACTTTTGCGATAGCTTCATACAAATCTAAACCTGTAAAATCAAATTCTGGTGCTACAATACTATCTAAATCCACACCATTAACAACTGAATCTACAATATAATCTTGATATTCTAAATGAACTCCATTGTAATCTTTTGATGCTTGTCGAAGTAAAGTGTAAATTACATCGAGAAGTGAATATTTATAAGTTTCTAAATTAAGTTCAAAATTGATTAAACCAGCTAACAATGGCAAACTTAATTTTCTTCCAGCTCTTGTTACTGTTGAAGGCAAAAAGTTTTCCACATCATCAAGAACTGTGGCACTTTCCATTTTAAGATAAATTCTTGATTTGTTTTGTATCCAAGTTAATTGTGCTTGTGATAAAACATATTCGTTATCACTTGGACTATAATATTGAAAGTGTAAAGTATCAGTTGGATCATCAGCATTTACTAACCAAAAGTTTATGCTTGTAACATATTGATTAACAAATTTATATCTTGGATCAACAACACTTAAACCATATTTGGTAGCCATTGAACTTATAACATAATCATAATCTTGAAAAATATTAAGAATAGAAGTTAGCTTAAATGTTCCTTTTTTGATTTTTACATTACCTAAACTAAATGAATAGTTATTTGCTAAAAATGTATCTTCATTAGCGACATGATTAAATGTGCTAAATACACCATAATTGGTATAATGTCCATTTTCATCATATAAAACTCTATTCGCAAACAATGTTGCTTTTCTATACTTAAAATTAGCATTGTAAGGTTGAGTGAATTGCGAATTTCTTAAAGGAACATTACTAATTGAATGTGTTAATTGAGTAACTGTTAATTTATGAAGATATTTAACTACATTACTCTTTTTAGCGACTTCCACATCATCTCTTGAAATATCAAAATACCAAATAGAATTAGTTGTATCTTCTTCAATATAAAGTTTAGTATGTGGAAAAATAGAGTGTTTACAATCGTTCCACTCTAATTCTATCGTTCCAATATTGAAAGCACCTGCAAGTTCAGTAAATGTTGAGTTAGTATTGCAGAAGATTTCGTTATTCTTATTATTTAAGTAAAAATGTAAAGCCATATTAAACACCTATATTAAAGTCTTTTAAGATAGAATTACCAATAAGTCTATTTTGTTGCTCTATCTCTTTATTTTGCTTGTTAAATTGTGCGTTTTGATGAGCCACTGATAAAGCATACTGAATTGGATGTAAAATATTGTGAATATTTGTCTTAAAGTTATTCCACATAACATTATTTTTATAAATACCTGTATATTCTTGTTGATGTGCGAAACCTGTTGTAAGAACTTTATCTACAATTTTTCCAGCAACAATTACACCAGCAACAATAGGAAGTGCTTTTGTTAAGGCGGCAACACCTGTATTTATAACGCTACCATTCGCAACACTTTTAATTGTTTGGTATGCTTTTTTAGCTTTCGTGGCAAAACCGCCGCCATTTTCAGTTTTTGTGCTAAAAGGAGTGGTTTTGTTTCCACTTTCACCACCTATACCATGTAAATAAATATGATAATCTTGTGCCATCGTTAATCTCCAAATGTGAGTGTAAATGATAATGGACTACCAAGTTCCACGTTTTCGTTATAAGTCAAAATCACTTGATCGTAATCGTATGTATATTCTTTACCACCAAATGTATATACTTTTTGCAAAGTTACTTCTTCAATATCTTCTAAACTTTGTTCATTGTATAAATATAAAAATGCTTGCCAAAATTCGTTATCTCTAACATAAGCAACCACTGATTTATTAAAGTTAGTAATATTTGGAATATTGCGTGCGTATTTATCTTTACCAATAAGTTGTTCACTTAATGGAGTGATAGAAGCACCTGTTCCAGAATTGTCCCAAACTAATTGTTCGGTTAAAGTTTTAGTATTTATTAAAATATCTTCGGTTTTGTTAATTCCGTCATAAACATAAGTTTCTGGATTAACTTCATCAAATTCATCGTTCAAATAAGTATAAAGTTTAACATCATCTTTTGATAAATCTTCTGGTAAGTAAGAATCAGTATAAAAAACTGTTTCGACATCACTTGTTATATTATTCCAAGCAAATTTACCACCGACATCATCACTTTCTTTTCTATCGTAAACTCTAACAATAGTTGAACCTTCGCCTAATTTAACATTTATTTTAGTGACTTGATTTTGATAAATAGGCATTTTTGCAGTTAAACGATATTTCACATCATTACCAAAAGCAAATCCTTCGCCTAATGTAGTTGCGAATAGTCTAAATCGCATTGACATATAGAATTCATTAACTTGTTCTTCTTTCTTGAAAAGATGCATAGCACCGTTAAATTGTTCTTCTACCCAATTCTCAAATTCTTTAATAGCATCAAAATCAATTATTTCGCCATATTCTGCCACTGAAATATTACATAAGGCATTATCACTACCAAACGATAATTTCTTGCCTACAAATAGGTTTGACAAATAAGGGTTAATATTATAAAAATCTTCCTTAAATCTAACAGGGTAGTAAATATTAACTTCAAATGTATAGTTAATTTCTTTTAAGTTAGGAACAGGGTTATATTCTCCGCCTACTAAACTAACAAAAACAGGAATTTGATTTCTTGCTTTTTTCTTATTTGAGATAGAATCTAAATGATAACCAGCAGATTTTACAACAAAAGAATAGTCGCTTGGACTATATGCGTTTAATAATTCTTCTAACTTTGTTGCTACATCAGTAAGTAATATCATTTTAATTCTCCTTTATATTTAGAACATATATAACTAATAATTGCATTAACTGATTTTTCACTAATGAAACCTTTATGTTTGGATGATCCTGGATGAAATTTACCATTAAATCTTCCACCAATACCGAATGGAAATGCTTTGCCAAATGCACCTGGAATATCATGTTCCTTTGTTCCCTCTTCAAGATAGACAACATAAGGTGCAACTGTGCCATCAAACTTAATTTCGTAAGTATCGGTAGTTATCATTTCGCCTTTTGTTGCGTGGTCTCTTAAATTACCTGTTTTATATGGAAACCAATATGCTTGTTTGATTAACCTTGTGCAGTTTTCACCAATTTGTTCTAAATTCATAAACTCTAACCCACTGTTAGTCCTTTCGGGCTTCTTGCTTGTATATATTCATCACTAAATAAACTTGAATTCACAATACCATTAACATCATAGTAATAACCAACACTTTTAACTGATTGTATTTGACCTAAATATTCAATTTGATCTCCTGGATAAATTTCTTGTGGAAGGTTAGTCGCATAAATATAAGATGTATCTTGATTTGTGTTTACTCCAGCTTGAAGTCTATAAATCTTTTTCTCACGAACATTTGCTATTCTTCCTCTAAATGTGAAGGATTTACTTTTATCGTATTTATATTCACTATTTTTAACACGAGGAATAACCTTAAATTCAATGGTTTCGTTATTTGTAGTTGAATTTATATCAAACATAATTAGTCCTCATATTCTCTTGCTAAATTAAGTAAATAAGGTGGAAACATACCCATATAAGTTAAATTGATACCAAAGTAAGAAACGGAGTCATCTATTAACATTTCAGTTTCAAGAGATAACGCATTTCTTCTAACTTCATCTCTATCTAAAATTGTATTTGCATTTGTATTTAATAGAGGTCTAACCATTAAATCATTATAACCATATTCGGCATCTGCTAAAATTTGAGTAGTTAAAACTTCAATCAAAAAGTTTCTTCCTGCTTCTGTTCTATTAAGTAATAAATTAACTGCTAATCTATTTGCACTATAACAATGAGTATGTAAGAAAGAATAAACACGAGTTGAATTTTCTTTAATTCTTCGTTTAGCAATACCATCGTTTCTAAATGGTAAAGCACCATCAAATAAAGTTTTCACATATTGCAAAGTAAGTTGATAACGCTTTAATTCATTGTTCCATTCAAGTTTATCATCATCTCTTGGAGTAATTATTTCTAAATTCATATTTATTCCTCATTTATATACAACATTATACAAAATTAAATTATTAAAATAAATAGTAAAAAAAGAGTGAGTATTAACCCACCCTTTTGATTTGTTATTGTTTACTCAATTAAGCTTCGTATTTAAGACCTTTAACGGAAATTGAACCATCACTGGAAATTGCAAGACAGTTTACGAATTTTCCATCAGCAACAGTTAAGTCACTTGTTGCAACACTTGATGCTGCACCAGAAGTAATAGTGACTGCACCTTTGTAAGTTGCTGTGCCATAACCTTTAGCAAATTCTTCAAGAGTTTTTGCTTCGGTATCGCCAACATAAGTGACTGCTGCGACAACGTGTGAAACTTCCCAGTCATCTTTTGCAGAAATTGAGAATGTTGCACCACTTGATGTAGCACTTGTAATTGTGATTGCAGGAACAAGTCTTGAACCTAAACCTTTAAGTTTGAATACAATGCTTGTTAATGCAGAGGCAAATGTTGTCTTTAAGAAGCTAAATGGATTCCATTCAGCACTTGAAAGTGGAACATTTCCTTTTGGATACCAAGTTTCAACACCAAATTTGCAATATGGTTGTAAAACTAAACCTTGTCCATCTTGTGCATCGACAACTTTTGTCATTTCACTTGTGCTAACACCACGAGCATTTGCATAAGAAGATGAAATTAAGCCGATTAAATCAGATGCTTTCAATTCACCTGCTGGGAAACCAAGGAATCCGTCAGCGTGTGCTAATGATTCGTTAGAGATAATGTGGCATGGAACACCATCGATTTCACCAATGTATCCATCTTCACTTCTACGAGCAGAATCACCTTGAGAAACTGCACTACCTTTAACGATTTCTTGTGCGTAGTTAGAACCACCGATTACAAGAACACCACTTGTTTTGAGTGTTGCACGATATGATGGTTTGAAAACTGCAATTCTTGTATCTTCTGGGAAGATGTCAATACCATGTTCGCTATCGCCTTCATCGAGTAATGAGTTAGCTTCAATGAATTTGTTAAGAACGAGTTTATTTGAAACATCACTTGTAGAAATGACTTTTCCTTCAACACCTTCTAAATAAGATTTTAAGATGTGGCAAGCGAATGAAGCACCATTAAGAATAGTTGCTAATCTCTTTGAATAAATGTCGATTTGTTCTGCGAGTAAATCAACTTTAATCATGTCACGTCTTGCTCTTGGAATGATGATTGGATCATCAAGAACTTGTAAGAGTTCGATGCCAACTGTGACTGTTTGTGTATAGTGTTTGTTTGCAGAGAAAGATGCACCATTTTTAGAAGCACCTTGCTCACGTGGTTGCATCTTAACAGGTAAGATACGGTTTACAAAGACTTGTGCTGATGAATTTGCATCATCTTCGCTAACGAATTTATCATTAACGCCACGACCTTTCTTGTAAACTAAACCTTGGAACATATTTTTTAATGTTGCTGGTGCGACACGTCTTTCAGCACTAACACCATTGATATATGTAGCGTTGGCTGGTGATAAAATTTGAGAAATAATTTCTAATGCCATTTTTTAATTTTCCTTTCGTTTGTTTTAGTAAATTACTTTAAGTTAATGTCTTTTAATACAGCATCCATTGTAGTTTCGTGTTCGTGGAAATCATCAACTTTTGCTGGATCATGGACACCAATTGGGGAAGCACTTGGTTTTGCTGAACTAATAACTCCACTTTCTTCAAGGGCAGATAAAGCTGATTCAAGTCTTGCCTCTAATCCTGCTCTTGCGTTTCTTTCTTCTTCAAGTTGAGATTTTAATTCATTATACATTGCTTCATAATCTGGAGATGCTGGTGCTTCTGGACTTGGTTGTTCTTCAACACTTGGATTTTCTGGATCAAACTCTTTAACACCTTCTGGAAGATTATTGTTTTCTTCTTCTGGTGCTGGAGCAGGTGTTTCTTCAACCTTGTCTTCTTCACTAACTTCTTCCTTTTCTTCTACCTTTTCGCCACCGTCATTGGTTTCTGCTGGTTGTTCTTCTTTTTCTTCAACCTTGGCTTCTTCCTCTGGTTCTTTTGACTCTTTGGTAGGAGGAGTTGGAACATCATCATCTTTAGGTTCTTCAGGTGTTTTTTTATCTTCGGTTTTTTCGGTTAATTCCAATTTTACACTTTCGATATCTTCATCAGACAAACCACGAGATTTTAATACTTCAACAAGTTTCTTCATTAGTTCTTCGTTCATGTTTGTTTCCTTTCGTAGATTTAATGAATATATAATTTGTGTAAATTTCTATTCGGTTTTGCTTATATCTCATTGGTTAAACAAACCTATTTACAACAATAATTATAAAGTAATTTTATACACTGTATATATTTTTTTGAGTTATTACAAAGTAATAAAAAACTACCATTCGGTAGCTTCTTATTTAATTTCTTTTTTTATTTCTTCAACTCTTTTATCGAATTTAACAAATTCTTCTTCGGTGCAACCCATTGATTTAATTGCTTTTCTTAAAATTGCGATTTGAGTTGAAAGCGAATATTCATTACAAATTGCTTCGTTGATTTTGCGATTTCTATCTTCGCTATCTAAAACAAAAGAAACAAATTGCTCAAAATGTGGCAACATTTCTATTGCTTTAATCTCTAAATCGCTAAACCCTAATTTCTGCAATTCCATTTTGACTTGTGCTTTCATAAATTCTTTTTACCTCCAATATCCGTTTTTGAGAAGTGGACTTTTTAGCATAACTCCACCAAGTATCAAATTGTGCTTTACTACGACTTTTACTTTTTCGTTTTGCTCTTTTAATGTTTTTGGTTGATAGACATTGATAGACCTTACCTGTATCACTTAACCTAAAATTGAAACCCAAGAATATATCGCCTTGATACAATTTGCGAATTACTGTCTTTTTCTTGTTTAATTCAAATTCAAGTTTATTAAGTTCCTTTTCTATAATGTCTATGTATTTTTGTGGTTCTTCACGAACAATTAGGATTAGGTCGTCCATATATCTAACATAATACTTAACTCTTAATTGCTCTTTAATGTAATGGTCTAACTTATCAAGAATTGCGACACCCAAGATTTGTATTAGTTGACTACCTGCATAATAACCTTTTTCGCCTTTGTATATTCGCAATATGTCATATACTCGCTCATAAATGTTGGGTGGTAGTTTTCGTTTGAACAAGTTAAGTGCTACTTTGTGCGACATAGTTGGATAATACTTTCTAATATCAATGTGAACTATGTATCCTTTGTTATCGCCATATTTGTTGTAATACCTATGTAGGAATAACTTTAATCGTTCTCTTGCGAAGTCTGTGCCTTTGCCTTTTTGACAAGCACAATTATCGTATATGAACGAATTTGTCATTATTGGGTATATAACCAAGTCATTTAACGCTCTTTGATAAACCCTATCTATAAACGATATTGATAACACTTCTCGTTCTTTCGGCTCATAAATCTTGAATATCTTATGTTTTCTTTCTTTATAAGTGCCATTTTTAAACTTGGTGGATAATTTGTAAGTTTCTTCAAGTTGATTAAGTAGGTAATGGGCTGTTGAGCGTTTCCATTTAACACCCAACGCACATTTCAACGAACTTTCATACAAGTTTTCAAATGATGTAATGTTATAGTCAATATTCTTACTCATTAAGATTAAAGACATCATTACATTTTGTTATTGAGAGAACTACGTCCCTTTTACCATTTTTCACTAACTTAACCTCACTATGTGAAATATCTTTGTAGCACCTTGATAAAATCGGGAGAACCGCATACGTATTGTAAGCGTTGTTGTTGTTGACATTGCCGTTGTTGTTAACATTCCACGCATTATACGAGTTGTTGCGGTTAGGAGAGCGAACCACGACTATACGACTTCATTCTCTTTATTGGTAAGGTCTTTCAACCTTTCAATATCATTTTGTATCCACTTTTTTGTAGTATCACGAATTGCTACAACTTTTCCCACAACATAGTTTGTTTTCTTGTGTTTTAGATGAAATGCCCTAATTCCCAAGTTCCATATTGCGAGAAAGTCAATACAGTTCTCAATGACTAAATGTTGATGTTCACTCCTTTCTTTTGTTCCTATTTTGTAATGATTTGCTTTCCATAGATTTAAGTATATATCCATAGAAAGTTTATTCAGTTGGTCTGTAATTTCGGTTTTGAACATTGGTTTAAATATCTTCTCATTTTTGGTCGCCTTTAGCATATAGATACTAAATTCTTGTGCTTCCACAAACAAGTTAAGTTCGTGTTCTTTTCTTTCCCAAGTTCTAACTGATGACATAAGTAGTAAAGGGCGGAAATGTGTTTCCACCCAATAAATTTAATAGCATTATATGGTAAATAGCGGGAGAACCGCATACGCATTGCAAGCGGAGTGGGTGTAGACAAGGCCGCTGTTGCTAACAACCCACGCATAATACGAGTAGGTGCGGGTAGGAGAGCGAAGCCAAGTGGTTTGCTTGGAGGTAAGGTTGGAAACCTTAACCACTGTTCTATTTGCGTTAGCACTGTTGCTAATTTGTCCGCCATTAAGATAT